AACTCTTTTCATAGCAAGTACCTAGTTCCAACTTACTATTGGCAAACATAACTCTACAATACATTAGTTGGATTCCAAAACACATTTACAAAATAATTTCTTATTTTTTATTATGTTTTGTTTTTGCCATTTTTAAAAATGGCAAATTTGCCATTTTTAGGTACTTTATCTATAGATATTCTTGCCCCCAATTTGTAAAGTGCCCTCGCTATATCATAGGCTGCTTTATCTACTGTAGTTTCATCTAAATACCAGAAGCACCCATGTAGACATTCATGTATAAATACTTCCAGTATTTCATTTGATTTTTTCAAATTAGATGACAGTTTAATCTTTTTATTAGTATAGGAGGGCGGATCGATCTCCCCTCTTACCTTTAGACCTAAATCTTGTTTAACTAATTTCCAGACTTTATTGCGTAGCTTTATATTAATCATGTTTAAAGCCAAAAAATTACTGCCATTTTTTTAGGCTCATTGGGCTCTTCAGGCATAACTTGAGCTAGATGTAGGTCATACACTAAACCCTGGCGATATACTAAATAGCGATTATTTACAATAGAAAACTTTTTTGGCAACTCTGTTTCTAGCTGCAACTGATTCATAATATCTGCAATTATTGCAACATCAAAGCCGGATAGCTTTAAAGCCTCGCAAATTGGAAGTAGTTTAGCCTCCCAATCTAATTTTCTAATAAAAAGCTTTTCTTCTGATTTAGATAAAGTGCCCATCATACTGTGACGGATCTTTGATTCCATTGGCGAGGGAGCAGCACCCAATAACCGCTGTATAATTTGTTATTTTTTATATTCGTCTTCGATAATTCATTATCGCCTTCAAACACAAATTTATTCATACCGTAGTCTTTAAAACCTGACTCCTTTACATAGTTATAGACAAGTTTTTGAGCCTCTGGCGATGTTAGTGCCAACATAGATGTGCCCTCAATAAAAACACACAAACCGTCTTTAGTAAATTCATGTTTCTTTTCATTAGAAATTTTAATCATTTTGTAGCTCCTAAAATTTAAGAAATAAGTGGCCAAGTACACTATTTTAATCTAGTACGTCTATTAAAGCTGGTGCTAAAAGGGTGTTGATATTCGTATCTGAGTATATGAACTTCTTAACTGCAGAATAGACCTTGGGGTCCAAACTGTTTAACTTAGTCTCTAATCTAAGCAATAACTCAGGAAGTTTATTGGATTTTTGCATATGTTGCTTGTATCCATGCAGATGAGTTACTTTAGCTTTACCCGATCTATTCTTTATTTCTTGCTCTGTAATAAGAGTCCCAACAGGTATATTGAGTTTGCTTTGAATTATATAGGATCCCCAGAGTTGCTCTATAGTAGATAGATTTAGCTCTAATACATCTTTTTGAGACTCTGAGAGTTCTGTAAAATTTTGATTATCAACAATAAATTTTTCTATAGTTTTGCCATACTCATTAATAGCCTTCCAGTTATTTCCTCCAAATAAAGCCATGTTTATAGGAATACGATTTATCCAATATTTTTCAGTAAATTTTGGGAATTTAAATCCGGCTTTTAATAAATTTGAATTAAATTCTTCGTATCTATGCCACATGAAAGTTTCTGTATGAAAGCCAAACACTTCATTAGATAGTAGACTTTCGGGCAGTTCTTCCCATAAAAAAAAGTCATTATCATAGTGAACAAAAGGTTCCTGTGTATTTGCGTATGTATAAATTTTACTATGTATCCAAAAGGAGGGATCAGAATCAAAGGAGTCTCCAACAGATTTAATTTCTGTGTAAGGCAGATTACAGGTTTCAGCAATCTTTTTTCCTAAATTGTCTGTAATAAATAAAAAGTTTTTGTGATATTTTTTAATAGTTACCGCAGACAAAGCTAGCATGTATAGAGCGGGGGCCATAAATTCAATACCGCCTATAATGTCAAAATATGGTTTATATTTATTAAATCTATAAGACTGTATTGCTTTCATAAATGTTTAACTCCGTATGCAAATAAAAATACAGTATCTGGTTTATACTTTTTTGTTTTACTATCATAAAGTATTCCAGACATGGGATCAGTAAAGCTATCAATCGCACCACCACCACAAGGTGATACAGAAACAACTGGACAATTACAAAGGATGCCCCCACCGCTAGGACAATTTCTTACGCACATTGATGTTTGGCAGGTGCCCATTATGCCGTCAAAGTCATAATAGCCAATTCCATTTTCTTCGCCGTAACCTGGACAGTGTACAACGACTTGGATGCCTCCGCCCGGTGGTGGAGTAACCGGGGTGCAGCTCTCGCAATTATTTATCGGGGCGCATAAAAGAGATCCACTCTCCGGAGGGCAAGAGATGCAAGCTACACCATTGTGACACGTTCTGTTTTCATCCAAATTAATACAGCAACACAGGGAGGGGGGAGGCGTATCACAACACGGGGCAGGCTCGCAAACAGGAGCAGAAGGGCAATCCTCATCCTCATCAACAGCAATACATCCGTCTTGCAAAGGGAAACAAGGGCCGCACTTCCACTTCACACACTTCTTTTGACTGGGGGGACATAAATCTTCTTCATCCTCAGGAGATCCGAACTTTACATCATGAAAGGTGGCAGTACAACCTATAATATCGCCGGTCGAATAGCCACCTCCTGAGCCCTCAGACAGTGAGCAATTACAGGCATCGGCATTCTTGACAGGATATTTAAAACTCTCCTCCCATTCAATTATCTGTGGCGTAGTTTCGGGGAAAGACTCGCAAGTATCTTGGGTAACCTTATTACAGATTGCTCGCATCGTGAGAGTTAAACAACATACCTTCATTGTATCTTCTATACAACAACAAACAATAGCTGGGTTGTAACTGGGCATTATCTCTCCATAAAGCTCATTCCATTGGGAAATATTAATATATTTACTCCTAAGGCTTTTTTAATTCTATCTAACTCTAAATCGGAGGATCCCTGTAACTGCTCTATTAGCTTAGTTATAGCTTCGTTAGTACGCTTCTTCTTAGCGCAAGCGGAGCATGCTTGCCCAGCAGTTTCTGTTTCTATAGAATCATAGGCAGCTTTAATAATAGGACTTATAGTTCGAATTTCAGAGTTATTTAATAATCCGTAAACAGTAGCATAAGTTATTGCAAATTTTTTTCTCATAATAGCCTTTAAAAAAATGGAGAAATATGAGTAGTTGATCGTTTATTGGTGTACTTAGTTAGAATTGATAAATCTTCAGCTAGAATATCAATTTGTGTTTTTATTAATGCAAGTGCTGAGTCTAAAGTATCTTGATTATAAAACACTAAATTCCAACTATGTGCTCTATAAAAATCTTGACCAGGGTTGGGGGACGCCTTTCTAAAAGTCGCAAAATCTACAGCTTTGACTATACCATAAAAGACGTCTACTTCGCCGTCTAGTGTTTTTTTTCTTTTAATTAACAGCAAATTGCCATCTGCTACAGAAGTTGTATTTGTGAGCCCTGTACTAATCTCGACTCTGTAATAAGGATCTTGATTAGATTCACGAACTACAGATGTAATGAAGTTTATTGTTAAATTGCTCATTAATACACCCCTCCATCTAATATATCTACGGCTCTTGTGGCCTCGTATCTACCTATATTAGCATTGTATCTTAGTAAATCTCCATCAAGTGATCCAGCTATATTAAATCTACTATTAAGTGCCGTCAAATCAATTACAGCACCGTAAGTATTCATAGTAAATAGTTTGCCATCTGCGAGATTTAAAGCCAGCTCCCCAGGATACAGCTCAGATGCTGTAGGAACCACACTGGGAAAAATAGAGTGTCTATGAATAATTGTATTAAACTCTATCGGCATTATTTGGAGATCCGAAGAACATTCCTGCTGATGTTATATTTCTTTGCGGCAACATAGAAGTCGCTCCTTGGGTGATGCCATCATTATCTACACACTCTCCATCAAAAGCCACCTGCTCACTAAAAAACCAAATAATATCACACGAGCAGGCCTGGGGTTCATTAGGCCCCCATGGGACCCAGCCGTACATTAAAACTTGAGTTCCACTCATTATAGGTGTAGGTCTAAATCCCATTTGAAGCTGTGTTCTAAGATTTACACCGGGCGTTAAATATCCGCTGTAAACCATTTCTTTGTTATTCCAAGCCTCGTCTCCAGTAAGAGATCCTGGATAAGTAGTCCAATGGCTGGGAGTACACGCAGGTAAGCATTGATTTGCAGCCGTAACACAAAAAGCCGTTTGGAAACGATATCGCCACCCCGTTGCAATATATGTTCCGTTTACCGAGACGTATGCTGCCGGAGTGCTACTTATAATTTCACATAGAATGGGGCCTATTAAATTAAACTTTGCAACTTGGGATCCAAATCTGGCTCTATAGTCACATGGAGACTCGCACGATCCGGCCTGCTGCATTTCTTGTTGTGTCTTAGGTACAAACGTAGCTGCTCCGGGTGCCTCTGCAGCAAAGTCTTGAGGAGTAGCGTAATCCTCATTGGGGCCAACTCGAACACAGTCGGCGTATTGCGTATACCCGAATCCTCGTGGATTTGGAGATCCTCCGCCTGATGCAATGGTCTCCGGTACAACAAGATTAAGATTTACCTGAGGTAAGCAAGCATCTCCAGAGATATAAGTAACGGAGCCCTCTAGTCTAACAGTTTGATTAGGATCGTCTTCCTCCGTAGGCGTATTGGTTACTCGTAAGCTTACAGGATTGCATCCAATTTCTACGGGAGGGGGTGTAGGCCATGGTCTTTTAGCGTTGTCATTTACGCACTTTGGCTCACCTGGATTGTCAATAGGAGGGGAGCAGATATCAACAGATATCGGTACAGTGTTGCAATTAACCGATTCTGTGGGGGTAATACAGGTAGGGACAGTGACCGGAGGTATAGGTATGCAGTTATCTAAGCTCATGGTATTTCTTAAGTATCACAATTAAACACGCTGGGATTATTTTCTGACTGAGGTAAACCTACGTATATAAAGCGAATTATATGCGAAAATTGATTTAGTACTTGATTAAACTGGGGAGCACTATTGGCCAAATCTAGTGCAGTTAGATTGCTAACAACCAGTGGACTCTGAGCAGTAATATTAATATTTCCATTACTGTCTGGATTTACGCCAGAGATACCGTAAATTGCCTCATTACACAAAGTGTCTTTTTGGTTGACCTTATCCGACCAAGTTCCGCACAGCTCATCTCCGGAATCGTTTGCCCCTCGCTGAGCTCCAATAATGATTGTTTTAGTGGAGGGCAGTACAGATATTGTGCAGTTATTTCCCGGAATTAGTTTTACATCTCCTAGCACTGGTTCAGATTCATTCGTATAGCGAGAGGTAGGAGTCTGCTGCAATAGTGGCTTTGCATATCTGCAAGTCAGCTGATCTACTCTGTGATGACTGAGGGCAACGATAGTGCCAGGTTCGAAGTCTCTATTTATAAAAATAGGCTGACTAGCTGAAAAAGGCGAAAACAAGTCTTGCGCACGCGTTATACAAATATATCCCTCTATTTTATACCCTGCAATAGGTATAAAATCGTCAGAGTCAAAGTAGTACCTAACGAACTCCTGAGTAGCATACTGATCATCTGGAATGTTTAAAACAGCAGATCCTAGCGTTGTTGTACTTGACGTTAGCGTTAGTTGTAGCTTTAGCGGTTGTCCTATCTGTTTATATATAGATACTAAAGTAACTTTGGGGGCAGCAGGGAATACGTTTCCCGTTACGTATAATTTAAAATCTATAAAAGCAGAACGCAGTGCCTTAATCTGTGCAGCAGAGCCTGAGTTAAAAGCAACTAAAGGGTAATCTATTTGATTAAAGGCTGTATACATATCATCCTCCTGCCATGCTAAATATCAAAGAGTTACCTTCAGCAGTTATTCTAAATGCTGGACGCATGTCTGCAACAGTGGGATCCCCGGTTTGAAACTTTTTTGTCTTTAGGGCAAGAACTACAGATCCGTCAGGTCTCTTTTTTAACTTGCTGGCGTATGGGCCCACCATCTGTCCAACTGTGTTCTTAACGTAATGGACTATTGTGAGATTTTTAAGAAATACACTATTTAAATCTAGCACGTCTGCTGGTGCTGAATCGGAGTCTACTACACACCCATACCTAATAAAATGCGGATCCCCTAAAACACTAATCTTTATAGTGCTGGAGTCTATTCTTTCTACTTTAATTCCTTCGTTTCCTGTTAAAGTGACATTTGCTGTCTTACCGTTGATTGACTGAACTTGCGTCTCAGGTAAATACTCACATACAGCAGGTAAGAACGTAGCTGTGGTAGGGGTAAGGTCGTACTCTCCCTCGTCTATCGATTGCAACAGCAAGCTTCTCAGAGGGTCTATAACCAAACAACCTGTCAAAATTTCTCCGTCAAATATAGAGATTGTGTCTCTATTTTCACTAAATTTGATAATCGCTTCACCTAACACAAATCCGGAGCTAGAGCTAACCTCTAAAGCTACTAATACATTTGTTCTAGTGAGTTTGCTTATATAGCAGGGTTGGCTTTCGGAATAGTTGCCTCTGGCGTATATTCTTGCGTCGACTATCCAACTTTGTGGAATAAACCCCCCATCATATATCAGACTACTGCCGTCTAAAAATGGATAGTTTCTTCCGGCGTTCAGATTTCGCCATTCAAGGTGATTAATAGGGTTCATGTAGAGGCTCCAAGAACGGCAATTGATTTAATTCCGGTTTCTCCATTTGCTCGTATATACGTTTGAGTTTGCACGCCTCTACCTTCAGCGTCTAAACTTCCCGCAGCTAATAGTAATCCATTATTATCCACTGCCCACACGTCATTAGGCGCTCCACGAATTTCCAAACGGTACCCAGGTTTAGAGCTGTGCTCGTACCTGCCATAACTTTTTCTAATGTATATGCCGGCCTCCTCAAATTCATCGGGAGCCTGAATTCCCACAATAACTTGAGTAACATCTAATTGATCATAGATTGTTGTAGGCCCTAGCGTCATGTGGTACTGCTCGCCAAGATGTGTAATGTCTGACTCGCTACGCAAACTATTTGCAACGGCACCAAAGGCTACAAGACTCGGCCCAGACTCTTCGTATAGCTGCCACTCTGACAACGCTTCATCTATATGAAGATATACCAATCTTTCTCCAAACGCAATAACAGGAGTATTGGTAGTAAATACAGCTATAGCCTCTCTAGTGGGATGCTGTTGGACATAGGTAAACTTATACGACTGTACTACGCCATTTAAATTAATCTCAAAGGTTAGCTGAGTATTTGGATTTAGAGCAACTCTAGTAAGGGGAACGCTGTGAGCTCTTGTAGTAAATTCTGTAAATCCTTGCGCTGTACTACAAGTTTCTGGAATGTTAATCCGTCCCTTGCAAAATGCAGATAGCTCCAAGTCAGAAGACACCACAACTATTTTTTTATTTTGAGTGCCTTCATAAGTGGCATATAGCGGTTTATCTAGTACTACGACCAGCTCCTTGTCTCCCCCCTGAGGAACTAGCCCATTGATGCTTTTGATAGCATTGAATGCACAAGTTCCAGACTCGGGTCTTCCGCCACATTCACCAAGATACGTCTGTAGACTTTGACGAACTTCCCCTTTAGTTCCACTAAATTCAATAGCAAGTCCTTCGCTGTCGGGAATCACTTCAATTCCATTCTGGCCAACCATCTGCACTCGACCATCTACAGCTGTGTTAAACCCCAAACGGCCTACACTTGTTACGCCACCGTACTCGTATCTTGTTATACACTTGTCGGAAATCATCGATGATGCTGGTCCGGAAAATGACCAGGAACCTACGTTGAGCACTCCGGAACCAAGTATAACCCAACCACCTACTCCAGGTACGTTTGATTGAATCTCCACTACAGAGCCTGGCAAAGTGGAAGTACGACGAACTTGTATAACCGCTAAAACAAATGCTCCTAAAATAGAGTATTGTTCGTTAGTTAAAGTGGCAGGCGGTGTGGTAGGAGAGAACGGATGGGTTTTTGATCCCATAATTGTCAAAGTGACTAGTGAGTTAGTCACTTTAATGCCGGCAATAAAAGCACAGGCAGCAACCGAGCCAGGAAGAATTAACTTCATGTCGACTAGCAGTGAGTTTACTGCGGCAACGTCAGTACCTGAGTACGGTTCAAAAGTAGCTCGGACATCTATCGGATAAGACTGATACTCGTTGTCGTTAAGAAAATCTCGGCTAACTACTTTCATGGTTGTTCCTTATAAGATCACCGTGGTTGCAACCTCAAACTCTTCTGCAGGTATATCTACTTCGTTGTCTGAGGCGTCCGTTGCTCGACATTTTGTTACAAATACTCCTTCCTGCCCCGCTGCAGGAGGGGTGTATTTAACGACAATTTGCACAGGACCTATATACTGAACAGGCACT